GTATAAAAGCTAAGATTATTATTGTAAACATCTATTGAACCGTCTGTAAAATAAGTATCGCCTATTCTTAAATTTGTTGATACAACTGTTCCCGTAAAACTTGGGGAATCTGTATTTGCTTTTTCGCTTATATCAACATTCGAAACTCCCGATAATCTTATTATTTCTGCATCTAAAACAAGGCTTTTACCCGTTACTTTATCAACTTTTCCGCTAATATCTTGCGTTACTCCGTTTACTCCTTGAATACCTTGTGCGCCCGTATCACCTTGCAATCCCGTATCACCTTTCAAACCTTGGCTACCCGTTGCCCCCGTTGCGCCCGTATCGCCTTTTATTCCTTGAATACCTTGAATACCCGTATTACCTACATCACCCTTTAACCCTTGAATGCCTTGTATTCCCGTTAATCCCGTTTCACCTTTTACCCCTTGAATGCCTTGCAATCCCGTATCTCCTTTATCCCCTTTTTGCCCTTGTATCCCAAACTCTGCAACCTCAATAGTTACGGGTGTTGAAACTTCGGTAATGGTTAAATCTATATTCTCAATTATTTCCGTTATTGCTATCATCGTGTAATATCTTGGGTGATTAATATTGAGCCTTGAAAATAGGTTGTAACATCTCCGTTTGCATATGTAATTTGTAAATCATAAACGTAATTTGCGGGTTTGAAATCTAAAATTCTTTTACTCATCGTAACTAATCCAGTTGTCGCATTGGTTACATTGAATGAATTATCAACCGTTGACCATTCAAACGATACTGTTGATGCTCCCGCAATTCTGAATTGCATTTTGATTATCGCCCCCGTGATATTGAATCCAAAGTTTATCTGCCTTGCTCGGAAAGTATCCCCTTTTTTGTGATTTGGAAAATTATATGTACTCATAAATAATAATTTATTTGTTCTTGATTTCTGCGTATTGTCAAACCGTTCACAACTACCCCGCCTGCTTTGTTCCATTTTAAAAACTCGGTTTTAATGCTTGGGTCGTTTGGGTTAATGTTTACTTTCTTTAATAAAGTTGACCCTATAAATGCTCCCGTTCCTACGTTGTAGGCGAAAGAAACCAAAGAATTAAATTGATTTTGGGTAACGGGTTTTTTTAGTTGGCGATTAACTGCCAAAGCGAATCTATCTGCAATTTCTTTAAACATTTCAAACGCTTCTTCTTTGGTAATGGCATCATCTAACATCGTTACTCGTTTCCCATCTTTATAATAGGTGTTACCATAACCGATAGTCGGAATTTTAGCACTACATAAATACGGTTTCAATTTCAACCCTTCAAAACCCGTTATTAACTTATATCCTTTATCGTCTAACCTCATTTCATTGATTTTTTCAAGTTATCAAAAGCCTTTTTAAGCGCATCGTGTTCCTTTTGCAAATCGTTAAATTTCTTCTCCCAATTTTCGGATGCTTCTGTAATTATTCCATTTCTTACGTTCAACTCTAAAACCTCTTTTCGTAGTCCTTGCACATCCAAGAGCACCGCTTCATATTGTTGCTTATATTGGAGCGCAAACGTTTCATACATTCCTTGAATAGTTACCGTAGCATCTGCATTTTCTTTTTTTAGGCTAACGTTTGCCTTTTGCTTACCGCCAAAAATCCACGCTATGGGAATGAATATTGAAGTAAGTAATTGCTGCCAATTTTCAAGTAAGAATAGTATCATAATTACGCTTTTACGATTTCAATCATTATATAATAAAACTTAAAAATACTCCCTATAACATCACAGTTCATTGATAAAGTTAAAGTGTTGGCAATACCTCTATTTATTGGGAAGTTTGCGTAGTCGATAGGTGAAATAATATCATCTACGTATGAGCCTGATGTATGATGATAATCAAAACTTGTATTATTTATAATTATGTTTCTTCTTGCGGTTGTACTATTAACCCCGTTTAACCATCCCGTGCTTCCGTTAATGCTAATACCCATAAAAGGGTTACCACTTCCAAGAAGTCGGCTCGTTTTAATGGTTAGTTTCAAGATGCAATCTGCTGGTATTGTATTAGCAGGAATAACCCAAGTTTTAATCGTTTGTATCCCCGTGATGGCAGCGTTATGCGTAGTGATTGTTTTATCTAAAAGTAGTGCTGTATTTGAAAATGTTTTAACGCTACCGTCAGCCATTAAGTATTCGGTTGGTTGTCCTCCCGTTTTTGTAAATGCGTTTGCATTTACTTTTCCATCGTGTGTAATAGATGCTTGAACTGAATCATCTTTTTGAAATTCAACAATGTTTGCCGTGCTTGTTGATGCGATTCTAAATATTCCAGCAATACCATAAAGCGCTTTCGAAATAAGTCCAATACTATTACCAAAAACATTAACTCCAATTTCTGCATTTTCAATAAGAATTCCGTTGTTTCCAGCATAAACTTCTATTGCATTTTGATTTGAAGTTACTTTTAAACCAGCAACATAATCTGTCTGTATAGTTAGCGGAATTTTTGCTAATACATCGTTATCAGTATCGGTAAAAGTTGTTATAGACATCCCGTCTTGCCCCGCACTTGGTGTAAACGTACTACCTACTTCAGCTACCTCTTGTAAAGTTGGAGCAGGTACAACAAAATCAGCAGGTTTGTTTTTTATGTAATCGTCTGCCGTGCTATCTTCTTGTTCCCAATCCGCTTGTACGTTTACCTCTGCCCCTGCTGCGATTGCTGCAAGTTTTGCCTTTTCAGCGTTGGTAAACTCGTTTTCAGTTAATCCTTTGCCCGTAACTTTATCTAACTTTGTTGTATACAGTTCGGTATTCATTGCGTTTTGATTTCCAAAACTCGTGCGTAATTGGTCACCTAGATTGTCGTTAGGATTTGATATGTTGTGATTTATTTGAGCCATTTTAATACCAAGGAATAAAATTAGTAGTTTCAGTTTCTTTTTCTTCAATTCCGTATTCTGGAATAGTAATCGTTGCCATAAATTCTTTAAAATTATTTTCGTAACTTATTGCGATGGCTTCGTAATTTTTTGATAAAGTATTTATTTTCGTATCGCTTGTGTTCGTGGCATTTTCTGCAGTTAGTTTAAATACTCCACCGTTTGCCACTTTGTCCACGGATAAACTTAAATAAATACTAGCCGTAAAAAAGGCGGTCATATAAATAACGTAGTCGTTGAAAATCGTTTCGTAATTGCCAGATAAAGTATCCAATTCGTTGTATATCTTATTGTACAATTTCGTGCCTAAAACACGCTTTACTTGCGTTGTTTGCGCAGTATTTATTGACGGCTTGATACTGTCACTATCAATGTTGCCATTGAACCCCGTTAAGCTTGAAATGTCGTTAGGTTTTAGAAATAATTTCATATTATACTGTTTGTGGATTACCTAATAAGCGAATGGCTTGTTCTCTGTTGAATCCAAAGATTAAATCTAAAATTGCAATTGCACTTTCATAAGTTGTTGTTCCTTGTGCGTATGATGCTTGAACTTCAAGTAACGACTGAACCCCTCCAACACTTCCTTTTAGCTGTGCTTGTGCTTGTGCAGTTTCGTTATTTACGGGCGCTTCTGCCGTATTCTCTAATTCGGTTTCTTCTTTGAAATCCTTAAAGTCCAAAACAATTTCATTATTGATTAAATCAAAAACTGATTGCAGGCCGTTCAAAATGATTTCCCGCATTGGGTTAATATGCCTGCGGTAAAGTCCTTTGGTTGCTACTGCGATTTCGTCAGCATTGGAAGAAAAACCGCTACCACTATTTGAACCGCTAAATAATACTGGTGGTGCTGAATGCGCTACAATTAGTTTTCTTTCGGCCTCCTCTGCGTAGAATACATTTTGTTGGTTCAACTCTGGCGGGCTGATTCTATCCACTACAACCGCCTCATCTGATTCTTCATTGAAAGAAACAATTACCCTACTACGGTTGTTTGTACCTACTACGTTATTACGCACCTTTTCCGCTTCGATTTTTGCAACTGCATCAGAAAGTCTACCGTTGTTGTAATTGATAACTGTTATATCTTCGATTGCGTTTTTGTAGTGATGTAGTGCGCTATTGGCTAATTCACCCTCTACACTCGCCCAAAATAACCCGCTCAAATAGTCGGGAATTGGGAAAAATGGTTCTGCCGTTGGTCTTCTTACATAAAGGATTTCTAAATTGTTGCCGTTATCTTTACCGCTGAATTTTGGATATAATTTTGGTTGGTATCTTCCACGGTTTCCCCAATCGTAAGAATACCAATATCCATCTACCTTATTTTCGCCATCGTAATTTACACCCAATTTGTAAATCGGCATATATTCGATTTTCAAAGGCTTTCTGTCGGTTGGTCTAATCGCCGCATTCCAAATTACTTGCGCAGCATAACCCCCGTAAGTTTTATAATCTTGGCAAATAAGTAAAATATCTTCTTGTGAAATAATACTTTTCACATTGATATAGCAATACTCTTTTCCCGCCTTATCTATCATTCCTTCACCGTATACGTAATTTACAAAAGCATTTATAATACTTGAGTTTGTAGGGGAATCATCGTAGGCATCTTTGTACGTTTTGAAATTTGCGTTATTCAATCCATTAGTTACCCATTTACGACCGTATAACGGTTTAATGTCGATAGGTTGGTAGGCTGAAAACTTTTCTACTCCTTCAAACGAATGATAGCTATTTGAAACTGTATTTGCTTGTGCTTTGGCTGCCATAGTTATAATTTTGTACATCCGTTCCTGATTCAAGAACTATTAATTTTCCTTTGTAGATAATTTCAGAATTATTTAAGATAGTTACCTCATATTTATTCTGTGTTTTAAATTCTAAAGGTTGGTTTGTAAGCGTTATATCTAACTTTTGCGATACAATAAAAGTTATTTCGGGCGTTATAACCTCACCCGTGTTTTCGTTCCTTAAATTGAGCGTTAATACATCTGAAATATTTGGATATTTTCTTGGTATTACGCTAAATTCTAAGGCTGTTTCTAAAAAAAGTACTTTCATTTTTTGAAATTTTATAAAAAAAGGCGATATCAAACCGCCTTTTTTCAATTATGAACTACAAAAATTAAACGTATGGCATAAGAGCTGTAGAGTATGCAGTTAAACCAGCACCCGTTAAAAGGTATTTTCTTGAAAAGTCAGGTTCCATTGTTTGAAATGTTACAGTAAAACCGTTTAAATCTCCAATAGTACCACCCGTATCATCATCGGCAGTTATTACTTGCGCTCCTAATTGAGAACCAGCAACAACGATAGTTCCATCTTTCTTTTCGATGAATAAAACCACTTCGCCTTTTAACAATTCTTCAATCATTAAAGCATCTTTAATGTCTGAACCTGCAGCAACATTGAAAGTACAAGGAATTGTACCCGTTACTCCCGTGCTTCTATTATCTCCACCGCTTACTCCGTTTTCAACGTATTTTGTAGCGGTATTTTTCAATTCTAATCGTGCTATTGTCCCCGTGGTGTACGGTGTAGGCAAAGCAATAACCCCCGTTGCAGTCGTTACAACTCTATTCAAAGAATCGTACTTTGCAATACCAATCGCAACTACTCCCGCAATCTTGGAAGTACAAGCTAATTTTCTGCTTTTAGTTAATGTTAAACACATATATTAAATGTTTTTATAATAAGGGGTGCAGGTCGTAACACACACCCCGTTATCTGATTATTATCCTGCGTAAAGCACATTATACTTCTGTCTTGTTACCCAAGTAGTCATCGTATTGATGATTTTCAAGATTCTACGAGTTGAAGCGTTAGCCTCTTTCTCGATAATCAATTGAGAAGAATCAGAAAGTAAATCAACTACTAATTTTAAGTTGAATTTTTGTGCAGCAATTCTAAAACCTATAAGGTCAACGAATATGATTTTAATATCATTGAAGTACATATCATTGAATGAAGTGCCAACAAAGTTTTCCTGCTGCGCTGCTCCTTGTACTCTATTCACAGATTTGATTAACTTGTAATCTCCTTTTGGTGCAAAAATTACTGGTGCTTGATCACCTGTTAATACCAAAATATCATCTGGGATAACATTGTAAAGTTTAACATATTCCGCAACGATTGTTCCGCTTGTTACTGCTGCAATAGAAAGTACTTTTTTGTAATCTCCTAAACCTGCACCCGCAACCGTTTTTGATTGTGAATCATTATACAACATTGTAGCTGGGATTGAATCAAACAAAGTAGTTGGCATCGCTGCTACTAAAGTTTGTGCACCCGCTGAAATTGAACCTTGTGCCGCCCCTGCTGTTAAAGCTGCGATAGCTGTTTTAGTAGCTGCTGTTGCTCCGTTCCATACTCCATTTTCCAACTTTGCGCCTACTGCTGGTTGTACTTGGATTAATACCTTTTGGTCGAACTCATCAGAAACTACTTCGAATGCACCCGCTTTCATTGATTTTTGATACTTTGTACCCAATAAAGAAGATTCATCTATAATACCTTCAACGTTGAATGTTTTAAGGTTTACAGTTGATTTTTGAGAAGCTAAAGCCACGTTATCGGCTGTTACTGCTCCGTAGTTAGCCGCTGAAAAGGTTACAGATGCTGAACTTTCGTATATGTCCATACCCGATTTGTGCCCTTCTACTACTTCAATTGTTTCCCCTCTAAAGGTTGGTGAATCTGCGTATACCTCTGTTATGATCTCTGGGTATTCTGATTGTGCGGTTTTTACACCTGTAAATGATACTGCCATTTTTTATTTTTTTTATTTATTTGTTTTTAATTTTCTGCTACTTCTTTAACTTCTCCAACTTCTTCAACTTTTAGATTGTTAAAATCGAAAAAACCGATTTCTGCTTCAATCCATTGTATTTCCTCTTCTGTTAATTTCCCCTCTAAATGCTCTTTGATTGTAACACCTTCTGGAATTGAACTTTTAAAATCTACATAAGAAACTCCCGTTTCCAATGGATTTACAAATACTGTATTTTCTTTTTTGTTTGCCATTTTTTAATTTTCTCTGTTAAACTTTAATTTTTCTACGTTACTCATTTCTGAATATGATTTTTTCACTTCTTTTGGAAGGTCAACGATAGGCTCTGCCGCTGGTGTTTGTTTACTCATTGCTACTAAATCCTCTTCCGCTTTTACTTTGTCAGCTAACATTGAAGCTACATCCGCTTTTAACTTTGCATTCTCTTCAAGTACTGCATCGTATTTCTCTTGTAATTCTGTAGCATCGGGGGTAGCTGCGACTTCTACTGCTTCTTGTGTAGTAAGTTCATTATCAGCTACCGCTTCTGCTGTATCTTCTTCTTTTGGCTCAACTGCCATTTCTTCTTCCTTTACTTTTTCGTCCTTTTCATCGTAGGAGAATAAGGCTACTATCTTTGTTAAAAGATTTTCTTTGTTTTCTTTATTCATTTGTATATTATTATTGTTACTTACTTCTCTAAATGTTACTTTGCCTTCAATGCTCAACCCGTCAAGATTACCTTCTTTGCATTGCTGCCAAACTTCATCATTATCTACTTTGAACCCCATCACCAAATCGCCTTTTTTAGTGACTAAACCAAGTTCGTTTGATTTATCATTAGCGGGGTTTGCCACGATCCAACTTTCGAAAGGGAACACTCCTTCGGTGTTAAATTCTGCGTGATCTATATTTGTACCTTTATTTGCGTTGGTTCTAAAGTAGTTTTGTTGGAATTTTTCTATTGTTTCTGCCGTGTAGAATACGTTTGCAGGTTCGCCTTGTACGTTGTTACGATATATCAATTTATCAGGTGACATTGCAACCGAAAAGATTTCTCTTTTTTCCTCATTGGCGAAGTATAAAGGTGTTTCTATTTCCTCGCTGAACTTAACTAAGGTTAATTCCAAGGCTGGATTCTTAACTAAGGAAACTTTAAAATCCTTTTCGAATGTTATTTCGTAAATTTTCATAGGCATATAAACAAAAAAGCACTACCCAAACTAATGAGTAGTGCTTTTGTATTCTTTAAATTAGTGCTATACATCTTCATATAGTTTAATCGCAGTACCAAAGATACGAAATTATTTAATACAATGGTTTAGTTTTTTTTATTTATTTTTAGGCATAAAAAAACCCTAACTTAATAGGGCTTTCTTTTACTTAAACGTGATGTTATTCTCTACCCGATATACGTGTTCATTACACGCTTGAATCATTCGGTCAATATCTCGGTAAGTGATAACGGTTAAATGTGAACTAATCTTATATCGTAGTTCACAAGATACATTTTTAAATACTTCTTTCGATTGTAGGCTGTTTAAATGCGTTACAATCTCATCTAATTTATCCATAGGCTTTTTGGTTTAGCCTTAAAGATACAATTAAAAACTATTACTCACAACTTTGGCTTGTACACTTGTTTGAGTTTTAGTGATATCACTTTCTAAAACCGTAACTCTTATCGGTGCTTGAGCGTTTAGCTTCCCTGCCATCGTGTTACCGATTTGGTTTTCGCTTGAGGCTTGAAAGTTTACTTGTGGGGTTGCACTTGCTGAACTTGGTGCGCCCGAACTTGAACCACCTCCCGCACTACTTGATGAACCAGCACCCCCGCCCGATAATAATTTTTTCGCTCTTGCAATGTTTCCGATTATGGTAGCTGCTGAACTCGCATAACTTAAACCCGTTACAATTGGTCCAACAACGGGAGCAGCAGGACCAGCAACTTTAGCAGCTTCCTCACCAGCTTTTATAGCCATTGGGGTCGCTGTTGAGAATGCCCTTGCCGTATCCATTCCTATCTGCGTTAAAGCTAATGCTTTTTGAACGGCTTGACCCGCTTTTGATTTAGCTAAACCCGCTGATTCTAAATTAGATATTATATTATTTAGATTTTGTTGCGATGCTGCAATAGCATTGTCCTTATCTATTAAGAATTGTGCTTCTTCTTCTGCTGTTCTTTTCTTATCCTCTAAAAGGATAACTCTATTATTTCCATCCTCTTCTGCTTTATCTGCTACTGCACTAGCTTCTTCTAAAACACGTTCTGTATTTTCTTCTTTTTCTTTGGCTGCATTTTCTTCTCCCTTTGCTAATTTACCAGCGAAAATACTATCATCTAATTTATCTAATAAATCTTTTTTCCAAATTTGAAAATCTGCTTCGGCTTTTGCTTCTTCTTCTGTTGCTTTTATTGAATCTTCTTTCGCCTTTTGTTTTCTTATTGCTGCCGCATCTTTGGCTTTCTGTGCGTTGTCCGCTTGTATTTTTCTTTGGTCGTCTCCTCTGCTGTATTCTATTGCTGCTAATTCTCGGTTTAATTTTTTACCTAAAGCAATTGCATCATAATTCCCCGCTTCGATTTCTTTATTATATGCGTTTCTTGCTTCAATCTTTTGCTTTGTAAATTTGTCAAGTTGGTCACCGTGTTCCGCTAAATATTTATCGTTTAAACTCGTTGATGCTTTTGCATTTGCCTTTAATTTATCAACTGCCCTATCTGCTGCACTCGTTACCCCTATAAAATCGCTTACCGCATTAACGATTGACATTACAGTATCTCCAACTTTTGATAGTGCGGGTACTAAATTTGTGGCAAACTTTGAAATTTTATCGAAATTTTGATAAACCGCAACCAATCCAACTACTAACAAACCTATTCCCGTTGCAGCAATAGCGAATTTCAACGCTTTGAATCCCGTTGTAGTTGTTGCAACTGAACCCGTGAATACGTTTTGAACCATTGCAGCTAATCCCGTGGCTGCTGCATTCGCTTTTGTGGCTAATGAACTTGATGCAATAGTAGCTTTTAAAAGTTGCCATTGGTCACCAAGGTTGGATAGGTTGGATATAGCATCAGAAAAAGCCATTGCAGCTTGAACTTTTAATAACTGCTTTTGCGTATCCTCACCCTCTGCACCAAACAAAGCCATTCCAGCGGTTACACCTTGCAAACCCGTTCCCGCAACTTGTGTCGCTGCTCCAAGAGCCTTCATTTTTTGGTCGGGGTTAAACTTATCCGTTAAATCCTTGGCAAAACCCATTTGGTCTTTTAAGTTGGCAACTTGCTTCGCTGCTTCAACTGTTTCCTTTGCAGTTTCACCGTACAACTGAATCGATTTTTGAAGTTCAGCGTTAGCTTCTCGGAGTTGTGTTTTAAAACTTTTGTAGGCAGCATCGCTTTGTCCAACAGATGATTTGTTTTCATTGGTTGCATCGGTTGTTTTATCAATCGATGCCGTTAATTTATTAACCTCTTGTGCGTTCTCCTCTGCGTTGTTCTCAAACGATAATTTTATCTTCTGTTCGATGTCTGCCATTTTATTTATTTAAAAGTGTTAGTTGTGTTTTTCCCGTTGTTATATCAATACTCGCATCTAATATGGTGTAGAGGGTTTCGCCTACGATGATATCGTTTTGCAATCTAAATCCAGCGGGTGTGTTTCCCCCTCCTTGTATCGTTGTAGCTTCGTTTAAGTATATTTCATTACTTGGTAGGTTAAAAGTATATTCGTGGCTTAAAACGTTTACATCAAGTAACCTTGCGGTTTGAGAATCGTACCCTTTTAAATATAAACTATAAGGATAGTTTTGTAAATTATCATCTACTAAAACACTAAAGGAGAAAGAATCATTCTCAATATTCCACGGGGCAACTTTTATGTGACTATCTAATTTTTCGTTCATATTTGATCCATAAGGATTAGTACTTTTAAACCCAAACGGATTTGGCAAGGGTTGGTTTCCGTGCGAATAAAAAACGGTTAGGTCTTCAAAGTTGGGGGTGTATCTTGTTTCACCCGTTTCTAATATCTCGGGGTTATCGCTTGTAAATCCATAGTGCGTTAGTATTCCTGCCGTACCTGTAATCGTAACGGGAACAATTAAACTAAAGTTAGTTTCAACTTTAAACTCTTTTGCGTTGGTTGGTTTGATTGCAGGGTTTAAGGCCTGTCCGTATTCTAAAGTCGTGGCACTTAAATAATCAGCATTGGATTTGTACTTGCTTTTTGCGTGTTTGAAATTATAGTAGTTGTAATCGCTCGGAACTGATTTTTTATAACTTGAAATATCCACATAAGGAGTATAATCTACTACCGCTTTTGAATAGGTTTGTCCAACCGTTTGAATGTCGGAAGGTGTTAACCAAAATAAATTTTCATTGTTGGGTGATGTGTCGAATACTGAAATATTAAAAGCCTTGAAAAATGAACTTAAAAAATCAACGCATTTCATTTCGGGCAAAGATTTAAATAAATCGATATTGGTACTTGAAACATCTGCGCTATTATTGTTAAACTTGGATTGATAAAAATAGGTTGCATATTCTTTACCGCTAAACAATCCCGTTTTTCCATCGTAATACCTAAAGTTAATTGTATAATCTGCATACCCCCAACTCAATGGCTGATTGAAAGATATATGCGCTTCAAAATCCATTTCATTACCGATAAATAAATTATCGCTAACTGGAATAGTACAGTCAAAAATTGAACCCGTTAAATCAAACTCTTTCGTTGTGATAACATCTAAAGTAGTTTTTCTTTTAAGCGTTACGGTTGCCTTGGTTGTAGCTGAACCCCCCGTAACTGAAACTCCAGATAAATAGATTTTAAAATTGAAACCCTTCTCAATATATTCTCCCGAATTCGTAAACGGTAACGCTCTTTTTATTACCTTAAAAATACCGTTTGGCACATCTGTTGTAACCGTGTATTTTTTTGGATCGGGTATTCCGCCCTCGTTTTTAGCATCAGCATAAAATAAACCTCCAAAGGCTTGTTTTATGGTTAGTTTGGTTTGTTTTGCGCTGTATATATTCTCATTATTACACCATACATACAAATCTTTGTATTCTTTTCTTGAGAATAGCGGGCAGGTAACTAATAAACCGTACTTTTTTATCATTAAATCGATGATGGAGGAAAACGATACGGCAGGTCTTAATTCAGTAGATTGAATTAAATTAGGTGAAGATGATAAATTAGTAAATTTATAAGCGATATTATCAAGTAAATCCGTGCTATCGTTTTGATTGTATGCCCAAACTCGGGTATTTGAGATTAGAGGAACAAAGAAAGAAGTATTTATTGCGCTTGTAGCCTTGTTTTGAATCCCTTTAAGAAGAGAAAATACGTTTTTGTACGTCCAATCCACGCTCAAGCCTTCGGGTGCTAAATCCCGAATACTATCTTCGCCTATCCTATCCTTTAAGTTCAACATTGAAGTTGTGAAATTGCCCGTAAATGTTTCGGGTCTGTTATTTTCGTAACTCAACTCTGATAATACGATGAATCCCGAAAGGTTCAAAATCCCATCCGTATAAATTTTGCAAAAATATTTCTTTTCCTTGTTTACCTTTACGATTTCAGTATCTCCGAAAAATCCAAAAGCCATTCTGTTTTTCGGGGTTGCAGGAAAATTAAAGTTTTGAGAATATGGCGCAAATATTTTTGAAATATCTTGCAAATCCTTTTGGGTGTACTTCATTAAAATACTCTCATCTTTCGAAAGGTCTAACTTGGTAAACTCTAAATTATCAATTGAAACGAATACTTCTGTCATTATCTTACGCTTAAAATCTTGTTAGTAGTTTCTTCGAAGTTGATTGTATAATCGATTTGGTTTTTATCGTTCAATCTGGTCTTTCTTCCAAAATCTGAATCTGTAACTACCACGGGGATTTGTTGGTGTGTTTTAAAAAATCCGTTACCGTTTGCCGTTACTGTTTGACTATCGATAGTTATATTGGTATCATCAATAGTTTTGTACGTGCTATCAATCGTGATGCCTATTGTGTTGCTCGTTTGCTTATCCCCCTTAAACTTAATTAGGAACACTTTAGGCGAATAAATAATTTGCTCAATAGTTGAGTTCATATCTTCGGTTAATGCGCCCGTATTGATGGAATATGATTGCACTACTTCTGAAACTTCCCGAAGTTTTGAATGGCTGTAACTGTTATCTATTTTAGATGGATCACGAAACGACCGCCTACCCGTAACTGCTTCAACTTTATTTTTAACCGTTACTTTTCCGTGTGAAGTAAACATTTCCCATAAACCCAATTTATTGAGAAACACAATTAAGATAGGTTCACGGCTGCATCTTGACCATTGCGAAGTAGGTATAACATCGCTAACCGTTACAAGGTTCGCACTCGTAGCGGTTGCAACCGTTGTGGATAGGTTGAAAGATTGGCTTATGTAGTTGTGTATAGATGGGTTGTACCATTTATTAACCCCTTCAACGAATCCACTTGCTCCGTTTGGATTGTTTCCGTTATTGGCATAAAGATTTTGTTCGTAGTTCCAACGATAACCAAGGGTTGCAAACCTTGTAGGGTTTACAATTCTTTCAATTCCAGCTGTTGAAGTCACATCTGCGATAACTTGCCAAAATACACCTTGCCCCGTGATAGCTGGATTAGTTAATTCATTATAAGCAAAAGTAGGCTGGTTGGTATTTAAAGCGTTTAGAGGATTAATTAAATAGGCTTTGATAACATCGGCAACCTCAATATTAATATAGTCATCAGATGCGCTTATTTTGCTTTTGGTATAGGTTGCGTTCGGTGTGCCAAGTACTTTGTTTTGGTTTCCGTTCCAAATCCATAAATAAACTACTACCGATTGTATTGTGTTTGTTTTAGCTACGTTTTGAATCCGTAAATGGATGGGGCTATTTGCAAAGGTTATTTTACTAGCCGTAGATATATTGGTACGGTCTAAAACTTCTAAATTTGGTGCTGCCATTTGTTAGGGTTGTGTATAGCTTCATACACTATTTTGTTATTTGAAATCTTGTAAAATTTGGTCTCTAATATCTTGAATTATAATTGCCGTTGCATCTTCTAAATTATCATTGATTGCGATTAGTAAAGCGTTCTTTTCTCCGCTCTCAACCCCTTTTGGGTAGTTATACTCACCGTAAAATAACTGTCCAAAGGTTAATACTGTATCGGGTTGTACCTTATAATTCTGTTCGTCTTGCAATCTCCCCGTATCTCTTCGGCTGGTGTTGGTCGCTTGTTGGTAAACTATCTCCCCCAATTCGTTAAGATGCTTTTTAATGATTTTATCGGCATCGATTTGCTCCCTACTTCTCCGCTTCGCCATCTTTCTTTTTTCTTTGTGCTATTAATGCTCTTATCTTTGAAGTTGTTGATTTTGCTAAATTACTTAACACGTTACCTTGTGAAGCTCTGCCCCTTTTTATTGGTGTGCTTTCTACTTCATTACCTCCGAACTCTGTATAGATTATTCGCCAATTCGTGCCGTTTGGCATTAATCGAATAGCGTTCTTTTCTAACTGTGAATTTTTCCCATACTGCCCGTAAACAAATTGGCGAAAGGTTACAACCCCCCGAATGTAAGTAAAAGCCATCGACCTTCTTAATGCTCCCGTGTCAACTCTTGCCGTGCTTTTAGATTGGTCAACCACCTTTTGAGCAATCGCTCTTATTTCGGTTTCGGTTAACACGAACTACCCATATTTGGAATTGATAGGTTAACCTCAAACTGAAAGCCATCGCAAGTATTAATGCCCCAATTGCGCAAAGGTTTTTCTTTGGTCATATCTACCATCTCGATATTATACTCGTTGTTCTGCCTTGCTAATACGTTGTAAAACCGTGTGCAAATGTTTGCGGTTTCGTTTACGTTATCCAAGTAATTAGTATCGTTTAACAGCTTGTTGTTTGTTCGTATCGGTTGCGTATCTCGTTGCTGAATAACCGTTATTTTAAACGTTGTTATTATCGCCTGTTCTTCGGTTTCCTTGTTAATAAAGTCGATATTAACCAAAGGGTAAATGTTTTCTTTGTTCTGATCAAGTTCACCCGTTGGCAATATCGAAACCGTATGCACTAAATCATTTGTGGTAAAATGGTTTATAAGCCAATCGTAAACTATTTGTATTTCGTTCATAATTATTTTATAATAAAGTAAGCAATTATTTGCCCTATTAGAACTCCCGTTGATATAACTAATACTAATTTTAATATAATCTTTCCCATATTTCTATTTTAAATTTTCTACTACTCTCTTCCTTAAACAATACTCCCCTAAAAATAAAAACTTATCTAAACTCCAATTCGTAATTTCTTCAAATCTTGAAACGTTACCACCAGCAATCAAATAAGTCATTTCAATATACCCCCCGTAATGGTCCGCAAAATCTTGTCGCTCTTCCGTGCCTTGCGTAATTTCGCTGTTACCCCCAAAAATAGGGGGGTTATAAATCCATTCGTGCGCTTCTTTAATCGGTGCTACCTTTTCATTGAACAAACCAACGATGTAACCAACTTGTGCAATACTTAACGATTCAATTTTTAATTTCTGCCCTAAGTATTTTCGCTCAAGTACTAATTTTAAAAAATCTTCATACATTTCTTCCCTCACAAACGTATCGCAATCTATAAACTTAGCCGCTGTTTTAAACTCCAAATCTATCGTGTAAGGC